TAGGCGATAAAGTCTTTAACTGAGTCGTAATGATCTGGAGTTTCAGTAATCCTAGAAACCTTGACCAACGCCATACATAAAGCAGCTTGGTGTGGTGTGAGAGGGAAATCAAGATATGCACTCCACAATCCAGCAATTCTTTTGTGATTATAGTACGGATGTCCATAGACACTTCCGCGCTCTTGGATCGTAGCAATGACTTCATTTAACAGATCCTCAGTTTTTGTCATAATCAAAAACCTGCTCTAATTTAAGTTTTTGGATTTTTGCTTGATGATCTATGCAAGACTTCCAGCCAGCAGCTCTACCGGCATAATAGCCATTATCGTAAATTTCTGACTTACGATGTTCATCCCAAAAATATAAAGCTGCTCCAATTAAACAGCCTATGATAAATCCGTATCCTACTATTTCCATGTTCGCTCCCTAATATCAAGCGGTTGCCTGATACAGAAAGTATGACTTAAAGCAAGGACAGTTGGTTAACTACTTACGGCGTGTTTTATAACGATTAGATAACGCCAAGATCCTCAAGATCATCGATATGGTCATCAATCGTACGATCCCTATAATCGGTTTCAAGACCCATAAGTCCGTCTATTATAATTAAATGATCCGTCATGATTAACTGGGATCAGCTCTACTTGATGGCCTTTTTTGCCAAAACTTAAGACTGTGAAGCCCATGTTCCAATCGGCTGAATTGTATTTGAGATAAGAGGCTTTACGCATGTCCATTAGGTGTCCTGCCTCAATGCCCCAAATCGTTGAATAACGGCCATTTAAGCCAGTTTGGTGTCGGACTGCACCCTGCCTATGGGAGTGGCCACAAACTACGCTAGAATGCCATTTCTTGGCCAAATTAAGGCCTGTTATACCTGCATGCTTAGACATGTTGCCTTCGTCGCCATGAGCCAAATGCCAGCCTTTTTCAAACTCGAAGGCTCGCTTATGAAATCTAATCCCTAAGCTGCTGAAATCCATAAACTTGTCATAAGCCAATTCAGGTAATCCAATAAGTGATGGCGCACCTTTGAGTAATGTTTGATAAATTCTATCTGTGTGATTTGACCGGACAATATCGGTCGTGCCTAGATCGTAAAGGATCTCTTGGCCTAGTTTTCTTTCTTCATCTAATGTTTCGGCAAACTCTAATTTTGTGCCTTTTGCCCAACGGCTTTGTGAACCTAGATCCATTTCATCACCAACATTTAAGACAAAATCAAACTTCTCGTGTTTGACCATCTTAATTAAATTGGCAACTGCTTTTGGATGATGCAGCGGTATCTGCAAATCCGGTGTTACTAAATACCTACGATTAGTTTTAATCGTCATCCTCATCTGGAGTTGGGATAGTTGGGATTATTCCCTTGTCGCCTACGATCCAATCAGGCATTGATTCAGGATTATCCATTAGATAAAGCGCACACGATTCATTAAATCCAGCCTTGCGTGCAGCTTTAAACATTTCATGCTTAGCAATATAGAATTGATCTAGTTTTGATAATGGTTCAGGAGTTTGGCGAACGACTCTCCGATTAACCTTTTTGCGTGGTGTGCGTTTTCGTGTGTTCGCCATAGCAGAAATTATCGCCTATTCATTAATGAGAACAGTTCATCAACACGCTGTTCTAATCTTAAACTTCTATCGTCAATTCGGTTAATGGCATCCTTGATCGAGCTGCCAGAATTCGGGCGGAGTTCGCTTAGGAAGCTTTTAATAACCCATCGTAGAGCCAGCAATAAAGCGCTTGCGATACTTATTACGCCAACGCCAAATGCGACTAATTCGTTCGGTGTCATTTTTCAGAACCAACACCAAACTCACCCTCGGTTTTATCTAATGCTCTAGCTGCTGGCCCTGCTAGGGCTGCAATTACTACTGATACAACTGGATCTAATCCAAGTTCATTACTTGCCAAGAATGTCAAGAATGAAACCAAGACTCCACGAAAGTAAGACTTTAGGACTGCCTTTTGTTTATCGGTGATTTTCATTAGTTACCTTTCAGTAGTGGGATGTCGAACTTGTTGCCATTTTGATTTGGTTTGAAAGAAATATGGATGTGCTTATGGTGTGGATTTATGCCTGTGTATTTTCTAAACTTCCATAATGATCTAGCACTAGCAATTTTGCCAGCGTGAATCACATAATAAATACGCTTATCCTTTTTTGCTGCGAGTCGAACCTGATCTGCCAAATCGAAACTAAGCCCTTCTTGGTCAGATAGGCGAGCGTCAATGTCGATGGCACATACTTCACCCTGTTCATTTGGGTTGTGCTGACTGACTCTGGCTGAATGGCGAGCATCACCAATCCATCCATCAAGTGTGCGCTTGCGATCAGGGAAGCAGTCATTTACCTGATCCCTAAAAGTTTCAGCAGCTTTAGATAACCAAGGCTTCATTAGCCAAGTAGCAATTTTGCTTCGTCAGCAGTAATGCCAAGTCTGTCAAGTAATGCTTGTTTTTGATCTACATCAATTTGTTGTTTAATTTCTGAAATTAAACCAATAGATTGTAGATAATCATTAGTTGGTGGCTCAAATTTTTTGCCATCCCATAATCCGTTTAAGTATGGAATTGTATCTTTAACGACAACTACATCACACTCAGCTGTTGCAAATTCTGCAATATAATCTTTGTCTAAGTTATCTACAACTAAAACATTTAATACGCGCTTATCTGCTTTACTTACTAACGCAATTTGTTTTTCCATATTATGCTCCTACATATCTAATAACGACTAATCCTGAACCACCATTACCGCCATTGTATTTAGTAGTATTGTTACTTCCAGTTCCACCACCACCTGCACCAGTATTTGCTGCGCCATTACCACCTGCGTTATTGACAGCAACACCAGCAGCAGCACCAAAAGAAGTAATTGAAAAAGATGTGCTTGGGCCATGCCCACCACCTGCTATTGATCTATTCCAAACAGTAACACCTAATCCACCACCTCGAATAGCAGTTGATCCACCATTTCCACCAGTCGTTGCTAAAGTAGTTGCAGTTGCACCACCACCTGCGTTAGTCACATTAGCATTAGCAAATGCGTAACCACCATTTTGATTAGTTGCACTTCCACCTTTACCACCGCCACCGCCACCGCCATCAGATGTAGATGCTTGATTTCCATTTCCGCCACCGCTTGCACCAGAAATGCCAGCATTGTTAGCAGTTGCACCGCCACCGCCACCGCCACCGCCAGTTGCAGAAACATAAGTTGTTGCAGAAGTATTACCAACAATTGATGATGTGCTACCAGAAGATCCTTTTGCACCTTGAGTAGTTGCACCAGCGCCACCGCCACCAACTGTAATGTTTAAGGTTGTGTCACCTACAACTGCAAAAAACTTTTCAACAACATCACCTGCGCCACCTGCGCCACCAGCGCTTTCTAAACTAGCAGTTGTTGTTGCGCCACCGCCACCACCACCACCAACAACTAAAGCCCAAATTCCTGTAACACCTGATGGAATTGTGTAACTTGCATTTGATGATGTGAATACTGTTTCATATAAATTACCAGCACCACCTGTGCCCCAAGCAGGAACTCCGCCAGTTACTTTGAGAACTTGTCCAGATGTTCCAATTGCAATTCTTGCTTTAGTTGTTGCAGATGTATAATAATCTAAATCACCAGCAGTAGTTCCCGGATTTAATGCTTTAACAGTTGTGTCAGCAGATGATCCAAGTGTGCGAATTGCTGCTGCACCATCTTTGACCAGCGCGGTATCGTCTGGAGTGCTCCAGCTGTAATTGGTAGTAGTTGCCATTTTATCCTATTCCTATGAGATTATTGTAGCGTATTCCCAAGTTAAAGTTGGGCTTAAAGTGTTCCAAGCCTCTGTGGCTGGGGTTGTATTCCAACGCATCGCCACTTGGCTGAATGCGACTGGGGAAACATTGATTGTTAGAAACAGTTCATTGAACCGAGTGCTCCATGACCAGCCCTCAACATAACCTTCAAAATCTCCACCTGATATTTGGGTCGGTAGGTTTTGAATATGAACTGGCATTCCCATAAATACAGCGAGTAAATCATCCCGATCTGCGTTACCTATTTCTTGGCTAGTAATTGGGAATGTAATCGATTGAAATGCTGGTATCGGATAAGCTCTTTGTGCTATGTATCGGTCAGCAATAGCCTGAGCATCGGTAGCACCATGAACCCTAGAATTGATCGTTTCAGCTTTGTAGCCATATAAGGCAATTGAAGCTGCATCTGTGGCATCAACCTGTGAATTGTAATTGTTGCCATAATTGATATAAATATCATTGCGAACATCTGCTGATCTCATAATTGTAGACAAGCCAGCGCCTAACGCATGGCGAGCATCTAGTTCAACATAACCATTTGTAAGTAAATAATTTTGTCTATGATCTGCATCTGCATAACCTATATTTCCGGCATTGTCCTCATAGATATAACCAAATGCTGAGGTTGCAATATCTGAAACAACATTGTAAATGGTGTCAGTAACATTTGATTGGGAACTCATTGTATAAAGACCAGGCTGATCTATTTCGCCAAGTCCTAAATTGACTGCATTTGCCCATGTTTCAGTTGCGTTGTAAGTTGCCCATATTGAAGCTGCTGGCACATCATTCCAAGTGCCAAGTAATACGCTAGAAAGAATCTCATAGATTTGGTTGCCATCCTCATCTTGAGAAATGTTGTCATCCCAAATTTCTTTGGTTAATCTCGTTAATGAACCCATAGCCAAAAGGGTGTATTGAATAACTGTCGCTGTGGCTCCAGTAGCACCTACCTCAACAGTTACATCTGTTATGTCGCCACCAAATAAACTTACATAAGATCCAGTTGAATCTTTTATTTGTAAATCAAATGAGTCATTTATGTCAAAAGGTAAGGTTTGACCTAATAAAGCAACAAAACTTATTTGCATATATGAAGGAAGCGCCTGTTGGTAAATATCTGTGCGCCCTGATTGATGCTGAACATCTGATATTGCTATGTCAGTATAATCAACCCCACCGACAGTTAATTTCCAGTCTGGTGTAAATGCTGACATTATCTATCCCTTAATGCGCTGACACTTCTAGCAGATTGAGCGTTTAAGGTCTTGGCAACAGCTCTGGCAGCACCTTCGCCATCTATAGCATTAATTGTTATATTGTTAATTTGACCCATACCACGACCACCAAAAGTTGATCCGCTTGGAGTTGGTATATTTTCAAATCCCGATCTAGCTGATGGCGCCGGGTTTGGTAATGATCCCACATTAACGCCCGGAATGATATTTACAACTCTGATTAACTCATTGGCTAAAGATACGACTAAGCCAATTGCCTCACGCAAGAATGTAATAAATCCTGAAATAATGCCTGCTACTGTTGCAATTGTTTTTCCAAATGATTGAGCATCTTTTTCTGTCTGAGTGAGAGCAACGCTCATTCCATCTTCACCAGTTAAACCAGCAATAAAAGCATTTAGGCTTGGAATGCCAGTTTCGTTTAAAAATCCAATAAACTTCTCAATCTCAGGTAATAAGGCTGTGCCAAGGGATTCTTTAGCTTCATCAAATCCTACTTTTAAGCGATCGATCTTACCTTGAAAGGTTTCAGCATTTGTAGCTGCTGCGCCACCATAAAGATCAGCAAGTTTCTGTTGAACCTCAGTAAATGTAAGGGTTGATAATTCAGCCTTTGATAAGCCAAGACCTAATCGACCAAGTGAAGTAACATTTCCATCTTGTGCTCTACCTAAAGCATTTGTGACAGTTTCTAAATCTTTACCTGATGCTTTGCTAATATCTAAAGCAAGAGTTAATAACTTTTGGGCTTCCTCAGTTGATTTTGTAGATACTGCCAATCTCTGTAATGCCGGTCTTAATTGGTCATCGGCAACGCCAGTTGCAAGGCTAGTCTGAAGGATCATGTTTTCAGTTGCCGCTATTTGGGCATCTGTTGCCCCTGTGGCCTGTCTTAGAGCGTTGGCTAACCTTAACTGTGCCTGCTCATCCTCTATCGCACTCTTGACCCCATCAATGGCTAATTTGCTGGCATAGGCAACGGCAGCAGCAGCAGCTACCGCAAATGCAGCAGCAGCCTTCTTTCCAAAATCTGCAATTCGACTTGAGTTAGTTTCGACAGCCTTGTCGGCTTCGCCTAATTTCTTTTTTAGATCATCGACATCTGCAAGGATTGATAACTTTAAAGTTCTATTACCGGTTGCCATTAGACCCATTCCTTAATGATGCGATTAAAACTTTCTTCCCACTTATTAATCAATTCAGGCTGAATTCTGCGAAGGGTTGGATAAATGAACCATCCGCGAGATCCACGACCTGACCGCCCAGAATATGCAGGGAACTGTTTGAATTTATTTGAACCAAACTCAATGCCACCCCATAGGGTTTGCGTAGTAGCACCACCTGAAAATTTCTGGCGTGCGAATCCATAACTGAATTCACCGATCTTGCTTGACTTAGAGATGCTAACGCCATCCGCGACTCTCTGCGCAACTTTGCCAGCCTTTGTTCTTTGTCCAGCTGCTTGCTTAATTTCCTCAGATGCAAAATACGCCAGAGCAGCAGATTGACGGCGTGCTTCATCAGTAGCCTGTTCATCCATAAGTTTAAAAGCTTTGTAAATATCGCGCAGGTCTTTTTTATTGTAGGCGATTGTTTCATTTTCCATACCTCTGCTCAAATACTTATATCGCTGTTAAAATTTCGTCTGAATCAA